GGTAGGAGATCAGCTCCTCGGCAAAGTGCTTTTTCTGCGCGGCCAGCTGGCCGGTGAAGGTGCGCTTGTCGTACAGGGCCTTGATCTCCATGTCACGGGTGTGCAGCTCGGTGCCGATGCCGATGATCCGCAGCAGGATGTCCGCCTTTTCCTTGTCGGTGGCTTCCATGAATCGGGGCAAGTCCAGCGCCAGCGGCTCCACAAAGGCGTTCAGCAACTGCTGCCCGCTGCGCCGCCCGGTGGGGTCAGTGACGGTCAGACTGGCATTCTTGCCCTTGCGTTCCACCACCACACCGTTGGAAAGCTTGACCTTCAGATGCGCCGGAGCCACTGCGCCGTCCCGCTGGGCAGCGTCCGGGCGGAAACGGTCGCCGCCCAGTGCCCATGCAAGAGCATCCAGAACACTGGTTTTGCCCTGATTGTTGTTGCCGCCCACGATGGTCAGGCCAGTGGGCGACGGCGTGAGTGCAACGGCCTTGATGCGTTTGACGTTTTCGGCCTCTAAGGCCATGATCTTTACAGACATGCGGATACCTCCCCTTGAGCGGATGCGAGTGTGTGCACGAACTGGTTGATTGCGGTCTCCCGCTGGTCATCCGGCAATTTGCGGAACTGCATTTTGGCGGACTGAACGATGCTTGTGATGGAGCGCCCGGCCAGAATGATGCTGTCGTAGGCATCGCGGGCATCCTGTTCCTGCTGTGCCTTATAGTCTGCAGTCATTCCGGCCGCAATCTCGTAAGCTTTTTCGCCTGCCCGCCGGTCTACCTCTTCCTCATCCACCACGGCGGCGATGGGCTGCTTTTTCAGGGCCGCATTTTCTTCCTGCAGCTTATCCGCCCGGAGCTTTGCCGCTTCGGCCACCTGCCGGGAGCCGGAAAGCTGGCCCTCGGCGTTCTTGGCCCGGGCTTCGGCCTTGCTCTGCATTTTCCACGCTTCCTCTTCGCGGGCTTCGGCAGAGTCGGCACGCTCTTTCAGCTGGGCGTTCTGCTCTTTCAGACCGTTGATGTCGGCAAGAGCGGATTCGTAGCGGCTTTCTGCTTCTTCCCGCTTTTCCGCGTCCTTATGGGTCTGAGCTTCGGCGCTTTTCACCAGCTCCTTGAAATAGGCATTTTCCTTGCGGGCGTTCTGAGCGGACTTCTCGGCAGCATCCGCACGGGATTTTTCGGCCTTGAGCTGGGCCATAAGCTCCTGATACTCTTTGTAAGTAGTGATGTCACCGGTAAAAACGGCTTGCTTGACCACCTCCGGGGTGCTGGGCTTGGCAGCAGCATACAGCAGTTTCAGGGGCTGCACGTCCAGAATGGACTTGCCTTCCAGCTGGATGTTGCCGCACTGTGCGGCAACGCTCACCATGCGGTCACCGGTGTCCCGGCTGATGCCGACGGCGGCACACCACTTGCCCCAGCTGCCCTGATAGTGGTTTGCGGTCAGGTCGTGAGCGTGCTTTGCGGCCATAATGCGGGCCATGTTGCCGGTGATGAAGGTCTGCGCATCCTGCAACAACAGGGCGTTGGTCTGGTCGTCTGCGCCAAAGTCAAAAGTGGGAGCGGTACTCGAGGGCACAGGCGCGTTTTCGTCTGCACTGACCGGAACACCGGGTGCGTCGGCAGCAGTCGCCAGTTCCGTCGTAGGGTTTGACTCCTCCGGCGCTGCCGGGGATGCCGCAGTTTGGCTTCCCGCAGCAGTGGCAGCATCCGAACACTGCGTGGATGGGGTAGGGTGTTCTTCCACCGGTTCGATGGGGGCGTTCTTGCAGGGCTTGGCATTTTCCAACGCGTCCAGCATTGCGCAGTCGATTTCATACTCATCCAGCGGAGCGAACTCCGCGCCATTGGTCAGAAACGCCTGTGGGGTCAGATTCTTGTCTGCCGCTCTGGCCCGCTCGAATTTCTGCGTCATGAGGTGGCTTTCTTTCCAAATGCTGCCGTCCCAGCGCCAGAACCGGCCACGGTAATAGGCATAAACCGTCTCGTTGGAAAGCTTGGAACTGATGGTGTAGTCCGTCATACCCGCACCTCCGTGTCCTTGAGGCGGTCCAGCATCTCGGTCTGCACATCCTTGCTCATGGGCTGGATGTTGTTGCCCTTCCAGCCATAGCAGAGGATAGGGCCGTAGATATGCTGACCGCGATAGATACGGTTCAGGTCTCTGCCCATGATGCCGTACACCAGCACTGCCGGGGTGCGTGGCAGGACTTTCTGCTCACAGGGGCACCGCAGCAGTGCTTCGATGCCCTGCAGCGTGTCCGGCAGGGTGGTGACTACCGGCTCTTTGCCCGGTTCGATCAAAATTCCTTTCATTGTAAAACCTCCGATTTTGTGATATCATCGGGGTGATGAAGTCGTTCAAACTCATCATCCCTTGCAGCTCGTCGGTGTTGGCGCACCGGCGGGCTTTTTTCGTATAGTGCGTACCGGCGGCAGGCTGTCCACCTCGCTGCGGTCGATACGTTCCCGCGCAAATGTGTACTTGTAAGTTCGATGGCTGCCGCTGAGTCCATGGCTGACGGCAGACGCAAAGCTGTTTGCGCTTTTGTAACCAAGCCGCCTGGCACACATCTCGGACGTACCGGATGCCAGCAGATCGCCGGTCTTTGCGTCCCAGACGGTGTACCACATGACGCGGGCAGGTTTTTCATTATGCGCCCTGTAATCCCTGCAATATTGGTTGTGGCGCTCTCTGCGGCAGGAAGCGCAAAAGCGCAGGTTGCCAGCAACATTTTCCATCACCTTGCCGCAGTCCAAACAAACGCGGGTAAAGTGCTTTCCTTTATTCATGGGTGGTGTCAGCCCGCCTTCCTGCCGCTCTTCACGGTGTTGCGGGGCTGCTGATGCACCTTGCGGCGGCGTTTCTCACGTGCTTCGGCGGCAAAGCCCAGCCGCATGAAGAAGATCGCCAGCAGGATCAGCACCATGGCCGTGATGAACGCGCCGTCCGAGACGGTGCCCAGTGTCTGGGCAGTGCCCTCAACGCCTATGCCGTACAGCAGGCCTACCACAAAGCAGGCCATTGCCAGCCAGTACCATACGCCGGATTTGATTCTCATGCGGTTTCATCCTCCTTGCCCACTTCCGGGAAGAAAAGCTCCCCGATCTCGTCCTGCCGGATGTCCAACAGTTCACAAATTGCTGCGATCTCTTTACTTGTCCACGGCTGGTGCCCGTTCATCCGGGCGCTCATAGTGTACCGGCCAATGCCGCTATGTTCAGCGACTTCCTGATCGCGGTAGCCGCAGCTGTGGAACCGGCCCCGCAGCTTCCAGTATGGGATCTGCTTGAAAGTGCCGCGAATAGTTGATGTGTTCAACATTTTATTCCTCCTTCTTTTTGGCGGGCAGCCCATCCAGCAGGCTGTCCATCAGGGCAGCGTAGAACGGGTAGCCTTTGGCGACGATGGTCAGGCTGTCAATGGCGCTGGTGAGGTAGCTCTGGGAGCCGCGCACCACGTTCTCCATGGTGCGCACCGTGTCGCAATGCTGGCCGTAAATGGCCTTGAACTCACCGCACAGGGCCTTGACCTGCATATACTTGGCCTTGCTGTCCTCGCGGTTCTTGCGGCACTCATCCAGAAAAGCGGTGTTCTCGTCCAGTTTCTTCCGGGCTTCGATCACCCGGTCGATGGCGCTCTGGATGTTGGCATCCTGCACGGCCTGCTGCTCTTTGTGCTGCGCGGCCAGCTTCTTTTCCATCTCGTTGAAGGCTTCGATGTACTTGAGCTTCCACTGCACGGCTTCCTTGCCGGTAAAGCCCATGGCCAGCAGGGAAAAGCCGTCGCGGTTCATCAGGTACATGGGGTACTTCTGGTGGTTCTGCGGGTGGGTGTACTCAGACTTGAAGAACATGGGGGTCTGTCCATTTTTGGACACCCCTTCTTCGAGAGCTTTGATGTCTCTCAAAACATGGTTGTGTTCCTTGCCAAAGCGCTTGGCAACGTCCCGGCTGGATGCCACCGGTTCGCCGTTCTGGGTGGATAAGATAATTTCGTTCATGGTGAATATGTACCTCCTTGTGGGTGACTCCCTTCTGCGGTAGAATAGGGCAGAAGGGAGGTGATAAAATGCAAAATTTTTACGAGTTGAGCTCTGCAGCTCAGACGGCAGCATACCAGCTGTCAGAACTCAGCAATTATGTGTCCGAAGCAGCGAAAATGGCGGATTCTGTTCGCATGGTGAGCAACCAGATGAAATCGATTTACCAAACCGCAGAATGGAACAACATGGCGTACCGCTTAGCGAAAGATGCCAGATTATGTGTGCCAGAGTATCAACTATCCAATCTCGCCAAGAATCTGGCTGGTCAGGCCAGAGCAGATCTCAATTTCACCAATCAGATTTCGGCGCTCTACGGATCGGCAATGGAAAGTCCCGCTTTCCGGTTATCGACAGAAATGCTGAATTCCAATGTGCTAAATCTCACCACCGCACTCCGAACAAGCAACATTACAAATCTTTACTCAAATGCTGCGGCTTTTGCGGATCAGTTAGACTCGATATGGAGCGAAAGTACTTACAGCGAAAAAGAATCCGAAACCGTGCCGCTGGCAAGTACTCAAGCTGTTCTGGATGAAGTCGAACCACTTCTACCTACAGAGGCGGTTGAAACTATCAACGCCAAAATCGCCGAAGTAAAAACTCCGGATAATGCAATCCCCCAAAAAGACTGGGTTGGAATTATCAGCATCATCGTTACAATTCTTCTGTTTTTGGCAGGTCAGGCATTGTCCAGCGAACATGACAAAAAGGAAGAATCTTCATGGTCTGCAACGGCAGAATATCAACAGGAAATGCTCGAAATACAGCGAGAGGAAGCAGAAAGGTCAGAAAACTTCAGACAGCGCACGGAGGAGCATTTCAAAATCGTTGAGGATACGAATGAGCGAATCGCCGAGGCTTTGGAGATGCTCGCCAACCAGAGCGTTGAATTGGATGATCGAGGTCAAAGTGTCCTCGATTCGGATGATTCTCAAGATGATGCAGAGGATCAAGATTCCATACAGGCCGCTCAGCAGGAACAAGCCGATGCTGAGGATTGACCTGCTCCGTTTAAGCTCCTGAACTTCCTTTTCTATCTTCACCCAGCGTTCCTCTTCCACAGGTTCGCTGGGCTTTTTGCTGTTGTTCATGTGGATTTGTACCTCCTTGTATTCACTTCACTTTCGCTGTAAAATAAAAAGACGGAAAGGAGGTGAATGGAAAAATGATTTTTGAAAATTTTTTAAGAATGCATGGTCTGAATATGCAAATTGAGCGAGATGGTGAAATTATTGCAACCGTTCCAGGTTTGCCAAACCGAGAAACGGCAACGAACCGTCAGTACGTTGGATTTCGCCCAAAAACCGATATTAAAATAGACGATGTTATTATCACTCCGGCCAATGAACGGCTTTATGTAACGGAAACGCAGGCATCGTTCTTCCAAAAGCAGCAGGAAGAAATAAAAGCGTTCTATATGACCGAAGTCGAGAAAAAGCGAAAAGAAACCGAACAGCGTCAGAGTAATATTTATAATATCGGTACAGCTTACGGTTCTGTAATTGGAACAGCCAATACAGCGACCATCAACTACCAGACGAATTTTCAGGAACTGCGGGAAAGGGCAGAAGCTGAAGATGCACCGGACAAAGAGCAAGTCCAGAAGTTAGTTGATCTTGTTGAGATGATCGTAAATGACCAGATTCCTCCGCAGAAGGGATTGTTGTCCAAGTTTTCCGAAACGATGGAACGTCACTCGTGGATTACAAGTGCTGTTGCATCTGCGCTTGTATCGTGGTTGACACAACTTCCGCACTGATCTCGATGGTCAAGTTTAACAATGCTTTTCCATTGCTGGACTGAACCAACGAATAATCCTTCACGTTCTGGATAACCGTTCCGTCTATCTGGCAGCTAAAACGATTGTCCAAGTGCGACAGCTGAATCTCTTGCGCCCCGCGCTTCTCTTCCTTAGGAGCGTGGGGCCTTTTGCTGTTGCTCATCTTCTTCACCTCCTTTGGATGGCTGGCAAGTATGTATTTTTCACTATGGATGTGCTATCATAAAGACACCCCAAAACGGAAGGAGGTGAAAAAACATGAGCTTGTCATTGACTAAAATGGCTGTTCTTACTGGATATGCAAATACCATTTCCCTCAAAGAATTTGCAAAGAACCGTTTATTTCTGGTGACACCTGCTGGCATGATCAGCGGTATCCCCGTATTTGATGAGGAAAATAGCAATCCGAACATTGCCGTTGCGCAGACAGTTAACTCCTCAGCTCTCAAGGCCGTTTCCAAAGCTGCTTCTGCTGAAGAAGAAAGTCCGCAGACGGGTGAAAGCTGTGAGTTTATTCTGCTAAAGGATGCTCGTCTGGAAACCACAAGTCCCGTTGTGAATTTCCCTGTTCTGACTGTCTTTTGTGACCAGATCATTGCTGTGACCCTTGGCACTGATCTCACCAATGGCTAACACCTCGCGATTTTGCCGCCCTTGTACCGCTAATACAAGGGCGGCAATTTCTTTGGGTTCACCAATGATTTTGATTTTCATGTTTTTCACCTCCTTTTGGATGAATTAAATAATCTACTTTAAGTAGATGCACTGGCGAAAAAAATTTGGTCGATGGGAATGCCGACGACCTCACTGATTCTTTTCGCGGTGGCGACGGTAGCGTCTTCGGGCGATTGCTCGATTTTGCGGTATGTATCGCGCGAAATTCCGAGCTTTTCTGCCATTTCACGCTGTGTGAAACCGGCGTACTGGCGGGCTTGTTTAACGGTGAATCCCAAGTTCACACCTCCTTTCGTCTGGGTTCGAGAATACTATACTCCACTTTTAGTAGAATGTCAAGAACTTAAAGTAGAAAATTTTAAAATAAATGTTGACATAGCTCTACTTTTGGTGTAATCTCTACATATAAGGAGTGATTCAATTGAGCATCGCTGAAAATATTAAAAAAATCCGATTGGAACACGAGCTATCACAGGCTGACCTTGGCAAGATTGCAGGTGTCAGCGACAAAGCGGTGTCCACTTGGGAACTCGGGATAAAAATACCTCGCATGGGCGCAGTGGAGAAAATGGCAAATTACTTTGGTATCCCCAAAAGTGCAATTTTGGATGATGCCCAGCCCGCTCCTGCATCCCGTCCCATCCCCCCGGGCTTTGAGCCGATGCCGAAGATGAAGAAGATCCCGCTGATCGGCAGCATTGCCTGTGGGGAACCCATCACGGCAGAGCAGAACATTGAAAAAATGGTGGACGTGCCGGAGAACATCCGGTGCGATTTTTCCCTGACCTGCCACGGTGACAGCATGGTGGATGCCGGCATTCACGATAAAGACGTGGTGTATATCCGCATCCAGCCGGAGGTGGAGAACGGCGAGATCGCAGCGGTGCGCATTGATGGCGAAGCCACTCTCAAGCGGGTATATTACAACCCCGGCACGCTGACCCTGATGCCCGCAAACCCGGCTTATGCGCCCATGATCTACACCGGCCCCCAGCTGGAAGAGGTGCACATTGAGGGCAAGGCCGTAGGCTGGACGCACTGGGTGGGGTGAAAAGCGATATTTCACTAAAATTTGCGAAAAATAACCAATAATTGATTATTTTGCAAAATGAGTTGACAAAATCAACAAAAACGCATATAATGGGGGTGCATCTTTACAGGATGCCATCAGAAACATGATGTTTCAAAATGCTTAACAGACCCCTGGTAGTAAGCCCCCCGCCGATATGGGGAAGGCTGAATCCTGGGGTCTTATTTTTTACCAAAGGAAGTGTAACACAAATGGCAAAGACAGCAATTCTGGTTGATGGCGGCTTTTACCGCAAACGTGCAGCCCACTTGTGGGGCAAAAAGACCGCCGAGGAACGTGCGAAGGAACTGAATGCTTACTGTATGGCCCACCTTCACGATAAGGACGGCAACGAGGAGCGTCAGCTGTACCGCATTTTCTATTACGATTGTGAGCCAGTAGGCCGCCGCAGCGTGTACCACCCGCTGACAAAGAAGAATGTGGATTTGGACAAATCTGATACTTATACATGGACGCAGACCTTTTTGGAAGAATTGCGGAAGCGCAGAAAATTTGCACTCCGCCTTGGTACATTGTCCAACCAAATGGCCTACAATCTGCGCCCGGATGTGACCCGCAAGCTTCTTGCTGGCACAAAGCAGCTGGAAGAGCTGACCGAGGACGATTTCGTTTTTGTGGCTCAGCAAAAGGGCGTGGACATGCGTGTTGGTGTTGATATTGCGTCACTCGCGTATAAGAAGCAGGTTGATCAGATCATTCTGATTGCCGGTGACAGTGATTTTGTCCCCGCTGCCAAGCTTGCCCGACGGGAGGGCGTGGACTTTATCCTTGACCCGATGTGGGCTGATATCAAGCCTGATCTGTTTGAGCATATTGACGGCCTGAAGAGCCAGTGGCGTAAGCGCAGCGAAAAAGCTGAAGCGAAGAAGTAAGGCCAAACAATGTGCAAATTTTGCACATTGCTTCCAGCCGTTGCAAAATCTGCAACAGTTCAATAAAAACAAAAAACGCCCCCGGTGCTACCAACACCGAGAGCGTTTGCAGAGTGGCTTGCCCCAGAGGGTACAATCCAACATGAACACTTGTATTGTACCACCTCCGGGCAGGCTTGTCAAAGTGTACCCTTGTGTATGGAGGTGGATTTTATGAAAAAGAGAACCAACACGGCATTTTGGGTCGAGAAGGAAAGCCGCTGGTGCATCGCGGTGCAGAAGAACGGTACCCGCAAGCGCTTTTACAGCAGCACGCCGGGCCGAACAGGACAACGGGAAGCAAACGCAAAAGCGGACGCATGGCTGGATGACAGTATCCGGGACGGCAGGAAGAAGGTAGCCACCCTCTATGCCGAGTGGGTGGAAGAGCTGAAGCTCACCTGCGGTACATCCTATGTGATCCAGTGTAATAAATACGGCGAATACTACATTCTCCCGGTGTGTGGGAACATCCGTATCGACGAGCTGACCGAGGGCGATCTTCAAAAGGCAATTGACATGTCTTTCAAAAAGCGCTGCCTCAAAAAAGGGGGGAAGCGCACGAGTGACAAACCTCTGAGCCGCAAAACCCTTATGACGATCCGCTCAACAGAGATCAGCTTTGTGAAATGGTGCCGCCGGAACAAGTACAGCGCCCTGTTTCCTGAGCTGTCGATCCCGAAGAATGCCCGGATGGGGAAGAAGAATATTTTACAGCCATCTGCATTGAAAATCCTGTTTGACGTAGATAGCCGCCTTTACTATGGAAAGCGCGTCTTTGACGAATATATTTATGCCTATCGTTTTGCGGTGGCTACAGG